TCAAAGTTCATTGGCTTACCGTTATATTTTGCTATGAAATCAGATGGTGTGATCATTATCGAAACTTCATTAAGTTTAACACAAGAGTAACGAGCATTGCGACAAAAGTTAGAATAGACATCAAGCCCTTCCATCCTCCAAGAGTCCACTTCCATGAGGCCCTACGCTCAGAGAAATCTCTATACAAAGCATCGTGTTCTTGTATACGGCGTTCAGTATCATTTTTAGATGGCCACTCCTCAATAGCATTCAAGCGCCTGTTGTGATCTTTTAGTTCAGCAAGGATGTCTCCTTTGAATCCATCGAAGTTGGTAAGAAAGCCCGATAGTTTAGTATCAATGCGAATAAGAAGATCGTGGTCTTGTGACATAGTTTTCGGGTCCATTATGCTTCAATTAAACTGACAACCACCTCATCCTCATTAACGTCATCAAGATTGACAACCCACGAACTTTGGTCGATGTCGTTAAATAACACCTGGTACTCAGTACCATCTATATCCTTGTAAGTGATGAGGGAGTTTAAACCCTGAGAATCTTCGAGGTCTGTCCTTATTTGACCAGCGGTCCTGGTTTCAACTGTGCCATCAGCTAGTCGAAGGTTTTTAATGGCTAATAGTCGCATTGTCCATATCCACTTTCTTTCGGGTGACAGTGCATACCTGGTAATAATCTCTGTAAGTCGCGGTGACTTACTGAAATCAGAAGTTGTCATTACAACTTTTAGTGTAATCTTTTTCGATGATGTGGCTGAAGGGAACTGGAGTGTTGCTTCTTCGGATGTTGGGGTTGAGCTGGTTCCCAACAGAGTCCACGAGTCGTTTTCTTTGAAACGGTAGTACACGACCACTGTACAGCCCGTAGGGAGAGGATCGTGGCGAACAATGACCCTATCCCACAACTTATCAATTGAAGGTAGGTTGGCATCGAAGTAAGAAAGTTGAACCCAACCTTCAGGGACATATTGCGTAGACGAAAGGCGATAGACGTAACCATCATCCCCTGTGCCAACGAGCAGTTCATTATTGACAACATCCATCGTTCTGTAACCAGTGACTCCCGAGACACTATGAGCAGCAGACATTCCATGTCGATCGAACTTCCAGATAGCTGCGTTGGTATCTGAGGTTCCGTCTTGTGGGTAGAGTGCGATGTACAGTTTGTCATCAAAATATTTCATATCATAAACCTGTTGCTTGTAGTTGTAGAGGTCGGTGAAGTTAAACAAGGGATTCAGTGAGGCTGTGTCATATACAAACAGGTGTCCGTGGTAAGTGCCCATAAACAAGAAGGCATCAAAGAACTCCATGGACTTCATTATTGTGAAGTCAAATGGGTACAGTGGGAACCAGGTTGTGGAGTCGTAGCCATACACAAACCCGTTATATGTTTTGTCTGGCAAGAACTCAGGAGAACCACCCCCAGCATATAAGCGTGAGTTGTATTCTTTTTGGGCATAGATGTATCCAGGGTTTTGAGGTGTGTTGATATCTTTTGTTAGGGTCCAAGTGGTCAGGTCTGTTGACTTATACATTCTGCCTTGTGGTCCAACACCTGCGTACACGCCTGAAGAGTACTCTGCTATTGAAAGGACTTGTGATTCAGTGGCGGTATTAAAGGTGTAGCCTAGTGTGTAGTTGGAACCATCAAACTTATAAAGTCGAGCATCACCGTTTTCTTGGCTGGTTGGAGAGCCAGAAGCTATTAACATAACTTGTGAACCACCAACTTGGGTTATGAGTAACTTATTAAGAGATGTTTCGTTTCCAAGGATCCTGAAGAAGGAGTCCGTACCAGTAACAGCAGACCAGGTAGAGCCACCGTCAGTAGAAGAAGCGGAATTGCCAGAGGAGTATGAGGGTGACGATGAGTCACCAGCCCACTGGTAGTTGTTATCGTTAGCAGCAGCACTGGTTTTAGCAACAATCCAGTATGTAGTAGAGGCTGAAAGTGAGAAGGAGTTGGCAAATGACGCAACTCTCCAACCGTAACTAGTGTCAGTAAACGATGAGATTGTAGTAGTTGCGTTCGCATCAGCGAGGGTGCCAGAAGGTGCTCCAGCGTTATTAGTTTCAACTCTAACTGTAATGTTACCTGGGGTTCCAGTAGCCTTCTTTAGGTAGAGCTGAATTTCTTTTATCTTACTTTTTGCTTGTGTGGCAGAGAGTTGGAAGCTCATGGCATAAGCCTTTTCAGTTCCCCCGTCATCGCCGATATAATTGTTCACATCAGCCTCAGAGGTGGAGTCGTACTTTTCAATGTAACGAGCATCGTAAACCTTTGTCCAAGTAGTTGACCCATCCCATGTGTATAGACCACCGTCAGAGAGGCCTGCGTATGTGGTGAAATTTGAGGATGGTGGTTGGGTTGTTAGCTCACTACCTGCCGTGACCGTGGGTGTAGCAGTAAAGGCATAGGGGAACGAAAGTCGAGCAGCGTTTGAGTAGCGGTAGTGGGAAATCTTTGCCGTGTCAGCATTACTAAACATGGCAAACCGTGCGTTAATACTTCTAATACCAGGAGTTGACTTATCTTTTTGTGAGAACAGAGTCCCGTCACGGTAAAAAGAAATGCGAGTGTTTCCATCAAAGGTGATGGCGTAATGGTGTTGGGCACCATCAGTTAACAAGAAGTCATTACCAGAATTAACGTTATTTGAGTCGCTTGCAGACGTACGTATTTCAACATAGACTGAATTGTTACTGTCAACCTGGATCTTATACTTTACGCTGGGTCCATCACCATCAAGTCCGACGTTAGTAATGATTCCACCCCAAGAAGTAGCAGAAGCAAAGAACTCAACAGTAAAGGAGGTGACATCGGTTGATGAGGAGTAGCCAGGACAATTGCTATCACTAAATCCCCATGAAGTGAAACGCCTACCAAACTTACCGTCAGTTCCGAAGGTGACATTGCCTCCAGAGTATGACGTATCGTTGGTTGTTTTGGTGTCAGTAATAGGTGAACCAGAATCGGAGATTGGGTGATACACACCAACGGTGTACGTGTCTGGATCAGTACTTGATGACTGTCGGAAAATTGCATAAGCCTGGTTCCACTCTGAATCATTGCTTGGTTGCTTGGTTGTGCTTTCTCCAGAGTAACCGTAGTAGATATAGTAGTTGGTGTCAGATGCGCCAGCAGCGATAGGAGCTTGTAATGAAAACACTGTAATACTGGTGTCCACATAGTCTCTGTAGAGGTCTACCCAGGAGCTTCCATTAAAGTAGACTATTCTCCAGTCTTTACGATCAGATCGGACTTTAGAAGCCGTTTGAAGGGCTGAGGTGTCTTCTGTAATCTTGATGGGGTAGCCAGTTGGTAGTGATTGGCCAGCTGGAGCAGAGATAGTTAACTGTTTGCGATAACCATAACTTGCGTTCCACCAGTTTTGAGAAGACCTCCAAGCTGCAAACGTGTTTACCTTAGTCCCCGCTTTTATTTGACCAGCGGAAATTAGAGCGCGACTAAGTGTTAACTCATCTTGTTGTGAAGTATTTACGTTGTAAGATTTCCAAAACTTTCCAGGGTCGTCAAACTTGAGTTGCTTGGAACCATTCCTCCAGTTGGTTTGCACCCAGAACTGCCAGAAGGTTGCATCCCGATATGAACTATCACCCGAACCAAACTTGTTCACAAACGAAGGTGCCCTCTTTTTTTGGTAGTAATGTTTTCCACTACGATGTGAAATAACATACCCCTGATTGTTGATAGCTACGTGGTATTTAGAATTGATGTAAGACATATTATGTAATATCGGTGGCCACCCAAGCACCTGTGTTATCCACAGTCATGCGCCATTTTTTAGTGCCATCGCTGGAATAAAGAACAAAGCCCGTCTTTGGAAATGCACCAGTTAAGTCAGCAATCTCAATTCGCTTACTCTTGGTACCCGTATGTGAGTGGAGAGTAATTTGACGAATGGCTGAGAACAACTCGGGAGAGAGATGAGCCAGGTCGATTTGTCCTGGTCCAATATCTTCACTACGAATTAATGCTTTTGGTGAACCTGCAAAGTCGTTGTATCCCATACACTCATCGTAATTACCCCAGTCGGTTGCTTACATTAGACAATTACCTACCTACCTACCAAATAAACCTTTGACGAAGTTAACGATCTTTGTCCCTAGCCCTTGTTGCTGTTGTTTTGGTTGTGTTTGTGTGGTTTGTTGAGTAGGGTTCTTTAAGATTTGATCCAGTTGTTGATTCTGTTTAACTAGGTCGTTGTAAATATTATCCACATTACTTGAGGCTTCTGTAACTCCAGCTGCGTACTTAGGCACGAAGGTGGCAAGGTTGTTAACACTGTTTTGGTAATTACCAGCAGCACTGGCAAGACCGCCAGACAATGCAGGGGTTGGGGTTATTTTGGTTCCAATACTTGGACCAGAGCGAAGCGGTCCTGTTGCACTCTTAGGTGATGATGGGTTTTGTATGTTGTTTGGAAGAACACCTACTTTGTTGTCAGAAGTAGTGACAACGTTTGCGCCACCCAAGTCACCATACCTAAACCCTGACCACAAACCAGGGGGTGCAAAAGTAACTCCATTGTTAGTTACGATAGAAGACTGTGGTGTTCCTGGGGCAGTTGCTTGGTCTGGTCGAAAAGCCAACACTTGACTGGACCCAACAGACTCAGGATTCAATGTGGGTGGTGTGTTTACTATACGGCGTGCAGCATTCTCTCCTTGAATACGAGCAACTATTGAACGTTGTTGGTCTTCTGCCACTGTTCGTAGTAGTGATCCAATTGTTCCAGCTGATGATTGTTGATAAATTCCCATATTAGCCAAGTAAATCAATATTGCGATTGCGAGGATAAAACTTATAGACCTTAATAGCTCGTTCATAGTCGGATTTTAACTCACGATACCAGGCTTGGAGTTTGGGTAGGTCAACCCCATCTGGTTTAGCTACAGTGTCCCAGTTACGAGCATCGGCAAAGTAAGACAAAAACGCTCTAACTGCCCTGACCACCACGCCTAGAACAAGTACTTCTGATTGGTCATCTGCTATGTCGAGAGTGGTGTTGTCATCAGTAGGAGTAACGAATCTTTTACGGATGTGAATACGCATGGGGTAGGTTTTAGTTGGCCTAAAGGGAAGAAATAGGGAGCCAGCGTATGTAGACCAGCCTTCAACTGGCACCCAATCTGGCACGTCAGTGGTACCTAAATTGATTTCCAGAAACTCTACCTCGAAAGTTCCATCTGGCAAAGTGTAGGAAAGCTGGTTTTGTACCTGGGTAGCCTGCCAAACTTCTTTTGCATAGACAGCTTCTTGTGGAAGTCGGCGCAACTCTTCAACAATCCAACCATTTAACTGCGAGTCTGTCCACAACTGAGCTGGGTCGGTTGATTGTTCATAGAGGTAATTACGCACACGGGCACGTATATCAGATTGCTTCATGGCTAGATACTCCTACAACTGATGTTTACTCACAATTAGACAATTAGAGGTTGGATTCTTGCTCTGTCGTGGTTACTGGGGTACGAGGACAATCGCCGTTACGGAAGTAGTTTTTGAGGATAATTCCACGAGCGTTAAGTTTGTACTTACCATTACTATCCTTATAGAGGATTGAGGTGTTCTGCCCTTCCCAACCACCCCAGTAGTTAAATCCAATCATCTTGCCATTGTTAACCACATAGTCACGGTGGGCGTTGTAAAATTGGCGAAGATAGGCAAGTCGCTCTTGTATGTTCGATACTGCGGGGATTGCCTCACCCTTAATATCTCCCCACTCTCCATAGAAGAATGGCTTACCTTTACTTGAGTAAACTCCCTCCACATCAATCACGTAGTCGCCTGGTTTAACAACACCTGAACCTCGATACTGGCCATAGTAGTCAGCCCCAGTCACGTTTTGGTCGGTAAACAGTTGACCTGGAATCCAACCAGAGGCTACTTCGGAAAAGTTGTTGTGAGACATAAAGGTAACGCTTAGACCCCAGGTGGCAAAGACGGCATCTGCGGTTAACTTGAACTGTTTAAAGGCTTCGTAAAAATTAGCTTGTAGTCCACTACCAGCAGAGGATACCCACATGTTCCCATCAAAGGCGTGTGTAGTAGCTTCAGGCATAGGTGCAAACACATCACCTGATTGCCAGTGGGTTTGTCCCACATTGTTAACAATATATCTTCGTACTCGACCACACCAAGTTGTCTCACCATCAGAGGCAGCGGTTGAAGCTGTACCAGCAGCTATGAAGTCGGTAGATCCGTACTTAAAATATGGGAAGTTGTAAATAGCTTCTTGGCCACAGAATGGACCGCGGTGTAGTACCTTCATACCCGCTGCGTGAATCAAGTCACACCATTCCTTGGTTTCGTTTTCAATTGTACGTGGACCTGGGGTGATTCCACGAGCACGGAACTGAGCGTCAGTATCCATTGGAACTGAAATAGAAATATGTGTAGCCCCAGTCTCAGAAATAGCCATGATTAAATCCCACTTTTCAGCTGTGGTGAGTTGGTTCGTCACCGAGTCCTTGGTCTTCTTCATGATGTCCACTGACTTATAAGTTAGTACTTTCATTTTAGTGTTCCTAAATATTTAGTTAATCCAACTACTGACATTTGTAGTCTATCTGTAGTGTAGCTGTTTGTTGGCTGAATGGTAGTAGGAGATGTGTATGGGTCGCCACCTGCCCAGTGATTTGTCCATACGTTGTACTGATTACACAAGTCCAAGAAAGTTGTTAAACACACTAACCACGATGACTGGTTGGGTACGCCGTATTCACCACAGTGCAAATTAACACCCTTAGAAACAGCCCACTGCATCATGGGGGCAGCTTCAGAAGGAATGTTTGTGTTGTTTGAAGTCTTAAAAGCGATTGGATAAGTACCAGAGTGGTCATCATCGAAATAGTAGTGGAAGCTGTAACAGAGTTTGTTCTTGGGATCAGTTAACCAAGGTGTAGCATTTGTTCCATACAAGGTTGAGAAGTTTTGTACCCCACCCCATGAGTCGATGCAGCAAAGGATCCATTTTTTACCTGTGGTATCTACGGCACGAATAGCGTTAATCGAGGCTTGGTGCATAAGAGTCACCGTAGAGGTAGTGTTGTAGTTACTGGTGGAGGTGGGGACAGGCATGTCATGAGGTTCGTTCATAATGTCAAAGCCATATACCGTGTCGTTGTTGATATATGCACTGGTGATTCGACTCCACAAGTCAGCGAGGTGAGCTGTCGTAAGTACCCCATCACCAATTGTTCGGGTGGTTGCGTTACCAGAGCTAGTATCACCACCGATATTTAGAGTCATGCTCTTAACGGTAAAACGAACACCAGCTGGCCAAATAGCCACTTGTCCACGAGTAATGTTCGCATCGGTGTTAACCGAGTTGGTAGTAAACATGGGGGTGCCGTCAATGCTAACGTTTATTTTCCCTGACGTAGTAGCGCCAATATCAATAACAAAAGTGTAGTATGTTCCAATAGATACAGACTTGTTACCAGAAGCAAGAATTGTCTCAGAGGTACTATTTACATACTTACGCATTGACCAGTCACCACTTGACGGGTTCCAAACAAAAGCATATTTGAGGGAATCACTTACTCTAAAGGTTTCTAAGAAGACTTCTGCATAAGGGTGGTCGTAACCTTCAAACTTACCTTGGAAGGTCCACTTGTAGCCACCACCCGATACGGGGTTATTTAGAGTTCCAGCCATACCACGACCGTAGTCTCTAAAAGTTAGGGTACCAGCACCCGTGTCTTGGTCTGACCAAGGAACAGAGAAGGTGGCTTGTGGTGACGTTGTGAAGTCGTCAGTGAAACCACCGTTGGGACGAACTACACGTCTACCGTAATTGTGACAATCAAGAATAATTTTTATACCAGCCGTTGTGGCCTTATTAATTTGGTCGTCTAGTTGAGCCTTGCCAGCAGCATCGAGTGCGCCATTTAAGTCTGGTTGTAATGTTTCCCATTTAAAAGCTAATCGGGCAGTATTAAAGCCTTTGTTTTGGAAGTAGTTAAAGGTCTGTTGTTCAGATGATGCTCCAAATTCCAGACCAGAAATGGCTATACCACGAGGCACGGTAGACTTTGAAGTATCCACTGGTGGGGGTGCAGGTGGAGGGGCAACGGGTGGAGGGGGTGGAAAAACTGTTGGCAAGTCAGATGCAAAGTTTCTAGTGGAAGCTGTGCGCCGTGTAGTAGAAACAGTTGTCCTTGCACCACCGTACGGGTAGACAGAGAGGGTCGGCCCTGTAGTCCATGAAGGAGAGCCAGTGAGTGTTATGTCCCCTACTCCTGGGTTTGCCGTGTTAACGATGGTGCTCCCTGATCCATCAGCAAAATTCCAGTTGCCCACCAGGTCGGTGTGGAGTGCTGGATTAATGTAGTAAGTAGAATAGGCACCTAGCTGTGTGGACGTTTTAACGGTATTCCATAACCTCATCATTCCAAAGGTAGAGTCAGTAAAAGCACCTAAGTCAAAAGCAGCACCGAGCCTTACTTGGAAGTTACTCATACCAACAAGGGCACCTGCACCAGGACTACTAAAACTCTCACTCATAAGAGAACCATTAATGTATACATCACAGTTACCCGTACTACTATCGTATGTGAGTGCAAAGTGGGTCCAGTTGGTTGGGGTGAAAACAGCACTAGAGTTTCCACAAAAAGCATCACTTGATGCTCTATCAACCACATAGTTTACATTTGCTGTGTCAGCAGGGTTGTCGTTGGCTAATGCCATATATCGAGTAGACCCCGAAAATAAACAGGCCAGTGGGGAGTATGCAGCGTGAGTAGCGTTTTCTTTCATCCAAAATTCAAGAGTAAAACTTGAGAGACTAATACTGGAGAAGGCTGCCGAAGTTGCGTATTGGGTTGAACCATTAAAAACCACCGCGTTGTTTGACGATGCGCTTACTGTGAAGGATGTGGTAGGTACAGCTGCTCTAGCTGACATGATTAACTCTCCTCAGTCCATTCAACCTCGAAGGAGAATGAGCCACCTGTAACAGTGACACCATTCAGGTTGACAACTAACCCTTCGCTTGTGCCTCGAAGAACAGGCACTTGGCCAAGTCCTTTACCAAATTCAAGGACCAGCTTTTCTGGGGTAGCTGTCGTTGCAGAAACAAATACTTTTCGTGAAACGATTGTCCCCACAGCGGTACCTGTCGTTGGGTTTGCAGTGTATGACTTCACGGTTGCTGTAGCAGCAGCGTTGTTAGAGTCGAGGGGTACATTAGTAAGGGTAGATGACGTTCCTGAAGAGTCAGCGGTGGATCGCTTAATGACTAAGATGTCTTGCACACCACCAGTGGTTTGGGTGCCAGAGATAATGATTCTATTTACACGAACAGTCTTAGAAGATGAGCCGTAGATGGTAAACAAGTCAGTACAAGAAGAGGCAGAAGCAACACCTGTAGCGGTGGCTACGTAAGTAGACTTGTAACCGTCCATAACGGCACGAATCTTGTCATTGTTTTCATCTAACTGAGAAGCTAAAGAGACTTTTGTCCATTCGTTGGTTTCATCGTAAGACTTGTCTGGTCCTGCAACAAAGACGGCAACCGTGTCACCCGATGCAAAGTTGGCAGACATATCAGATAAGGTAAGAATGTTAGAAGAAAATGAAACATTAGTGAGAGGTAGAGCATCTACTGCGCCAGCTGAAGAAACACGGTAAATTTTAGCGTTAGCAAAACTTCTAGCAGAGATGATGGATGAAAGTGCAGTTGATGCGTATGAAGACAAGGTGATGGTCTTAGCCCCTGAGTTAGCGGTAGCGGTAAAGTCGTTGTATACGTTGGAGTAAATATTGTTTCCTGACACGACAGTGTTAACTGTGGCCTGTACATATACAGGATTAGAAGCAGTGCCCTGGTCAACGCCAGAGCTATTTGAAAGCACAATACGTTGCAGCTCTTTTGTAGCTGCGTCTTCTGTGAATGAGTGGGTGGCAACATTTTTGCCTGACCCTGGTGTTACTGGTATTTGTGATGTAGCCATATTGTTTATGTTTCAGGATGTGTTTTTACCCACACAGTAGCTTCCTGACCCTCCTGTGTAGTCGTTGTTTCGGTTACTACTGGTTGCGTAATTGCAGCCATTAGTCCGTAAGCTACGCCATTCGTTTGCTGTGTAGTTGTCACAGTTACGGTGACTGACGGTGGAACCACCTTAGTCCATGTCGTAGGCATATTTTTATTTGTAAGTAACAGTTACGTTTACAGCGGTTGCGGTCACAACGGTTAGTCCCGTTGAGAAAGCAGCATCTAATGTAAACGTCCCCCATGTAGCAGTTGAGTCAACTTTAAAGATGATTGTTCCTGAACCAGCAGTGTTGTCATAAACGGTGACAGCGCCAGCTGTACCAGAGTTAATAGTAATGGTGTGAACAATGCCAGCTCCAGACTTAACAGTGGTTGTGGTTGCGGTACCAATTTGTTGGAAAGAGTAACTCTTAGAGATAAATAGTGGGTTAGTTGTAGTGCCACCAACGACAGCACCACCTGAGGCAGGTAGAGCGATACCAATTGTTGAAATGGTGTCAGTACCAGCATCACTATCAAAGTCTACGTTTTTAAACCAAAATTGGTTCGAGTTGTTGGGGTCTGCTAAAATCACCTTACCAACAAGAGAACCTGTATCATTGTTAGCAACGTACACAGAAAGTCGGTTATTACTATCTACATTAGCCCCTCGGTCGTTTCCAGCAGCATCCATTATCTTGATGGGTGAAGTGCTTGAAGAACCAGAACCAGTAGCAATTGTCTTTGCTGACCAATCATAAATCAGGTTAAGAATTTCTTGTACTGAATACTTTTGGGCGTTTATATTCTTTGCCATGAGTGCAGACTATTACTTAGTGAAGTGTGTCACAATTAGACAACATTAAATTGAAATGCCCCCAGTAACGATGCCGATTAATACAAATAGTCGCGCTGTTGTTCCAGCAGCGGTACCAGGAAGGGTTACAGTTGATGGTAGGGGGAATGAGGTGTCAAAGTAGTAGGCAGCAGCGGGAGCATCAGTGCCAGCTCTTGTAATAGTAACCGTGTTATTGTCAGCAGCAACAGCTAAGTAGTAAGTACCAGGAACAAGTGAAGCGCTAGCAGTAAAGTTAATAGTTTGGTTTCCAGTTCCAGGTGATGCCGTTGAACCAGAAGAGGCCAGTCTATTACCAGTTGAGTCGTAAATACCCACATCTAGGTTTCCAGAAGAAACACCGATAGTTACACGAATACCTGTAATTACGCATGGTGCATAAACTGTTACTGCGTATAGGTATGCGCGGTTAGCAGAAGCAAAAGTTGCAGCTGAGTTAGGAGAAGCGATATCGTTTCCTACAAAAGCTACTTGTGGTCGAGCGGGTGTAAGTGGCATTAGTCTGTTAATTCAGTAATCCGCATATTGCCGTTGGCAGATACCCAAATTGCATCAATCCGTCCCGTATAGCAAGGTTGCGGAAGTTCGTAATAATCACCAGGTTGCATCTTTACTGTAAAAGAAGTGGCTGAGGCTGTGGTGCCAAACTTTACATAACAGACTGAGGTTGAATCATTAACAAAAGTAGCAGACCTGCGAGCGCTATTAGCAGACAAAAGAGTGGTAGTAGTATTCGATGAGGCAACGTTAGAGAGTGTCGCCGTGGAAACGCCACTTTCAGTAGCAACCGAAATAGTGTTTCTATCAGGGTCAAAGATTTTGTTGATAATTGTTTGAAATGTGAACTTGTTTTCGTAGACATTTTTAGCCATGGTTTATTCTCATGGTTACATACATCTTACTCAATTAGACAACTATTCAAACACGTTTCCGTATGCTTGGCGAACAATTTGCATTGCAGTGTCGAGAAACTCAAAAGGAACTTCTATTTCCCTACCACGAAACGCATTACCGTTAATAAAGAACTCAACTGGGACAGTAAACCTCATAACAACCGAGGTTGGAGGTTTGTTAGCTATCTCACGAGCTTCTTTATCCGCAAGCTCTTCAACTTGTAAAAGTGACGGGCACATTCGTTTGCGACAGTTCTTCCAGCGAAGGAATGATGTCTGGTATTGGCGATGACAATCTGGGCAGATAATCATGTCATCACCTCCCTTCTTCTGTTTTAGTGGCTCCATTTGAGCCTCCTTGTTTTGTTCTATTGAACTAAATAACTTGTACCATTCTTTAGCGATTAAGGACCAGTCACGACTACGAGCAATTTGTTTTCCCTTCTGTGCAAACACCTCCCACTTACTCTCGTTGTTCAACATGTCGGACACCTCATTTACAAACGTTGTGTCATACAACTCCTGTCCTGGTTGGCCAGAAATTAGAACGCCACCATCTTTTACTGTGGTGGGTAAAGCGCCTAGGTGGGTGGTTACTGGCACGGCTTTAGCTGCCATACACTCGTTGGCTGATATACAAAAACATTCTTCATAAGTACATGGGTAAGCTAAAACCTTTGACTTTTTTTGTTCAGCCACCAACTCATCGCGTGATACTTTACCTAAGTAACGCACGTAGGGCATGTCTTGAAGTAAGTGTGAGTATTCAGCGTTTCCAGGTTCTTGTAGTCCCCACAGACGGTAGTCAGAAGTAATAACACATTGTAGTTCAGGTGTTCGTTTTTTAAGCTCTGGTAACAACCTGGCTAAATGATCCAGCCCACGCATTGGAACTGAGCAGAAAATAATCTGGCACTCTTTAGGGAGTTCTTCGTTGTAATCTTCCATGTTTATTCCTAAATCTATGGTGGTGATTAGTTCGTCAGCCAGTTTAAACCTGTTTTGTATGAACTTCTGATGGTATGGGGAAATACACACCGTTTTGTCTACCTTCCACAGAACAAACTTTGACCAGATTTCAGGAGAGTCAGTCCACTGGTCGCAACTCCAGAAAAGTTTTACCGAAGCGTTCATGGCATGAAGAGTGGGGTGATAGCTTCTAAACAAAATAAAAACATCACAGTAGAGGTTGGGTTGTATCTGAGAGTCGTTGAAGTAATACACTCCGTTCCAACGCCCAACCTTTTTAGTCTTGTTGTAAATTTCGACCGTCCAACCATCTTTAGCAAATTGACGTGCCAAACAAATAAGTGATGCTTCTGCCCCACCAACTCCCTTACCCTCGTAGTCTGAATCAATAAACTCATACGGCACTCCTGGGCAGTAGATAACCATTCGCTTAACTTTGTGTAGCTCACACATTTTGTTGAAAAAGTAAGCCTTAGCTTTCTGGAAGGCTGGATTCATGTCGAGGTCGTGGGTAGAGCGTGAACCTAGATGTGGAAGTCCACAGTTAACCTGTTTTAATTTGAACCCGTTTACCCGCGCCCGTTCTGATAACTCCACATCTTCAAAGTATGCTTGTCCAAACCCTTCATCCCACAACTGACGATTTTTTCCTAAACCTATCTCCAACTTCTTCCACAGTGTTTTATGCGCCAAAACACACCAGCCAACAAGGTACTCTGTATTTTTTCCGTAAAAAGCAGTGTTACTGTTTTCTACTACATAATGCGCCCCTGTTACTGTGTCAGTTCCCGCCTCAGCAACCAGCTCTGCTAACCAATATGGGTTTTCAACAACCACATCGTTATTAATAAAACCAATATACTCGGGAACAAAACGATGAAGAGAAGCAAGGTTGTTAAGAGGTGAAGTAAGCATCCTGTAACCATGGTTGTTTCCTCCGCTAAAACCTGCGTTACTTTCATTGAAGATTTTTGTGATTGAGATTGTAGGGTGAGACAGCCTTTCCAGCCACTCCCTTGTTCCATCGGTTGATCCATTGTCAACAAACACTATACCAAGTTCCACTCCAGCAGTCTTTTGTATTTCTAACCAAAACGGTTTAGTAACGTCTTCCAAACGGTTCCAAAGAAGAACGACTAAACCAACTTTAGGCAGTGATGTTGTTTGATTTGAGGGCAGCATATAAGTGATTTGTGTAGGTGTGTGGTCGAACTGCTCTCCAACCTTCATGAGCAATCTCCATACCCAACTCAGGATTATTTAAGTAATACTCAATTTTCTCAATGGCTTCTTCTTTTGTGGAGTAGCCTACATAATCACGGCCTTCTTTGATGTCTGGAAAAAGTTCAAGGTCTGGGACTTTGTTCGTTACCATCATATTTGAAAGTGCCATACCTTCAAAAAATCTGGCTGGTAAGTCGTCTTTTGATGACCAATTAAAAGCGATTCGGCCAGTGCTGTAGTGCTCCACATATTGGTCATATATTTTTCCAAACGCATTACCAACATACCAACCACGTCTTTCGATTTCCTTTAGTAGGTCAACTCTGTGGTCGTATTGAAGGCCACAAAATACCACGTCATTGTAAATTCTTATCTTAGCTCTACGTTTATGGATGTCTTCGTCAAACCCGTAGGGAAACCAAGTACCACCGCCGTATTTAGATATATAACAATTTTGCATACACAAGAAGTAGTCAGCATGGACAAGTCGTGGAGTGTAATCAACCGCGTGTGGGTCGGTAGCAATAATCATGTTGGGGATGTCGGCCTTACCTTCTAAGAAGGAAACATCACCAGCTTGTACAACCATGTCGGGGTCATACCCCTTAGCACGAACCATCTTTAATGCTTCTTGTATTGGGAAGGAAGACACTGCGGGAAGAATAACGTCAGGTGGCATCTTCCACTCTGGAAAGTCGAACTGATCCCCCCATGGTATTTTTCCTGAAGAATACTCACCACAACTAATAACGTTGTATCCCAACCTCTCAAACGCCCAGTGTATATACCGCCCTATAGCTACAGGGAAATGGCGGTAATTGATAAGAATATTCATAGAGGTTTTCTGGCACAACCAAGTACTGTTCGGTTCGCCTTGTCGTCACCGATTTGTAGTTGGTTCACATCTTTGTAAAGCCAAACATCAACCTCCTGCCACTCCCTAAATATGTAGTCTCGAAACACCGCCTCAGTGAAACGGTAGTAATCTGATGGATAGTCGTGTTCAAAGAAGTAAACACCTGGCGCTGTTACCAGTAACCAACCGCCTGGTTTAACTAGCTTTCTCATGTTTTCAACTGTTACCCAAAACAACACGTCATGCTCCAATGTCTCGCAACAAGTAACCAAGTCAAAAGAGTTTTCTTCAAATTTACTTAATAGGTCGTGTCCGTTGATGGCAAGGTCTACACCTGGGCCTTCACGCATGTCAGTAGCGAATACATTAACTCCCTGCATAATATCTTTTACCGAACCATTTACGTTGTAACCTCCCACATCCAACACGTTCTGCACTTCGGGGTGTTCCCTGTGAAACTTTCGTACGTAGTCTGCTACTGCTCCAAACATATTATTTAGGTTTACCCTTTTTGAATTTTAACGGGGTATCATCTTGTTTAAGATTACCAGAAAGCACATCTTTTTTCAGCTTGTCTCCACCTGGCAAACGGGGCATGTTTTTGTAACGTTCACGTTGCATCTCATAGTGAGAAAACCCTTTTGCTTTACGTACCTTTTCTTCGTGAAGTTCCTTAGCTGTTGGTTTAAACCCAGCAATTTTCCACAAAGGGGTGGCTATTTGTTCTTGCCATTCTTTCACCGTTTTGCCACCACCAATAGTGACCCACTTACGACAAAACCAACCCGATACTTTTTCTACTTCTCCTTTTTCGTTTTCAAATTCAACCTCGGTGAATTTCCAGGCAAAGTCATCGTGCTCTTCGTTGCAACCTTTACAAAAATTAACCATGGTTTGATAAAAAAAGAATTAAATCGTCAACACATCTGTCCCAGGAAAAGTTAGTACCCTGCCTAATACTCATAATGTAGGCAGTTTCGTACGCTTGGTCTGCGTGCTCATACACCCAACGCATCCAGTACATGAGTTCTTGAATGTTTGGCACCGCCCAGCATCCTGGCTGTTCTGGCATGTCGGTTCTCTCTTCCAACTTAAAATCATTCAAGGCATACGCGTATGGAGCCAGGTCTTCCAGTCCTGAGTAGTTAGTGATGATGGTTGGACACCCCGTAGCTAACGCTTCTCTTGGTGGATAACCAATACCCTCAGCCTTAGAAGGAAAGACAAAACAGTCGAGCGAGTGATACCAGTCGTTTAGTTGGTCAAAAGTTTTATGGTCCCAAGTAAGCGAAATGCGTGGGTCCTTGAAGTTTTTATGGTAACGAAAAAATCCATTAGTAGTGTGCATCTTTAGTCGTACTGGTTCATTTTTTCCAAACTCAGAAGTAAAAGCGGTTGCTACTTCTAACGCAGACTTTCTGTCGTTCAAGTAACCACAAATACCAAAAGTAAACACGTCCTTTTTCTTACGCTTAACTCGATTAAACCTTGTGTAGTCGATGCCGTTTCTTTGCACTGTGACGGGCTGTGTGACACCAGAATCAACAAAAACTCTACGGTAGAACTCATTAGGCACCAAGATGTGAGTCATGCCATTACAAGCCTTTACCCAGGGTTCACCTAATCGACTAGATTCAGCCATCGTCATGGCAATCTTTACCTCAGAGGTGTTGTGGTGAAACTCAAACGGTGTGGTTCCAGATATGCCGATTTTGTGTTTAGTAAATGGTCTGTTAAATATGTAACGTTCTTCCGCTGTGGCAACTTCCCACTCCCTGGTTCCTGGCTTGGGGGTGAAGGTTGGAAGAGTACACACGTCTACACCTTTAGTAAAAAGCCTGGTAAGCCACTGGTTGTTTAGTATCCCGTAACCACCAAGCGTGGTGTTAAATCCATACCAACTCAGCTTCATAATTGGTCGGCAAACTCAGATAACAACAACACTTCAAATTCTCCCTCACTAAGTTCTACTTCTTGTCCTGGATACACCTGTTTAAAGTTTCCATTAACTCCGAAGGATACAGGTCTGGTTGGTTTCAGTGTGTACGGTCCAATTACTTCATTCAAAGGTTTAACTACTTTGTCAGAGTGGGGCATTACAGAAGAGTATACAACAACTAAAAAGCTCTGGCTTAACCCAGAGCTAGTATCTTGCTGAGTACGAAAGTGCAAGACAACTTCCTTTAGCGACCTTATCGGGCAGATTCCAGACGGACCATCCAACTTTGGTTCAAGATGACCGCTTTCATTGCGAACTTCCAGGTAAGAGCGTGGCGTACGGCCCATTCGTCACCCCACCCACCAGGGGCAGTGTAAACGAGGTCATAGTCGTCAAGCATCCATTTAGTGACACCATAAGCGTTGTCACCAAAAATCATGGTTTGTTCTACGTTGGCAACGGCGTTGTTTGAACCTGAGTTCGTAACGGTTGGAGCGCGGGAAGTCCACATAAAGCGAACACCATAGAGTTCAGCGATCATACCAGCAAAGATATAGTCTCTTTGTTGAGCGACAGCAGCTTGGAAAGCAGTGTCTTTTGAAAGCTGAGAAATGACATTAGCTGAACAGACAGCGTTGTACATACCTTTGAAGGTAGGAGCATCGTTGTTGCGCAAATTGGTAACGGCATCAAAGATGTCGTTCATGTCAATTTGGTCAGCACCAGTCAATAATCCACGGGAAGCCTTAGCGTTAGCGAAAGTGACGTTAGTACCAGCTACAACTACATCGCGTACTTCGGTGTCGATAGCTTCAGCTGCGTGCATAGCATTCAGCTTTCGCAATTCGCCAGGGATATCAGCAAATGATGTGTATTGTACTGCGTCATTCCACTCATGACCTTGGCCGAACAAATAATCAGCGGTTGCTGTTATTGTGGTATCAGCTGGGGTAGCAGGAGTGAAAGTAGGTGGTGCACCAGTGGCATTCTTGTAATAAGTAATACCTGAGAAAGTGGTAGAAGTGCCTCCAGTAATTGCTACTTTAGTCATTCTGAACCATTGTCGAGTTTTACCTTCACGTTTGCCTACGCGGTCTGATTGACCGTATTGGGCGTACACCAATTTCGGTTTAGCAACAGCTAAACCTTCGCGCACGTAATCTGTCTTTTCGAGGTCGGTAAGTGTACCGATTGAAATTACAGCCATAGTTTATTTTGAATTTATTTGTTCACCTCCTTTCATTTTTGTTTTTGTCCTAGAGTCCTCGAATGCCCTTTAATTTTTTGGCATCGTCGATGACCTTGTTGTCGGCCTCAGTCCATTCATCCATTGGTTTAGAAAGGATGCGTTGAACTTCTGCGGGAATATTTGGGCCTGTCGTAGCAGCAGGAGCATTCATTCCTGCCACGGGGAAGGCTTTAGGAGCTTCAGGTGCAGGGGCAGGAGAAGCATCTGCTAATTCCTCATTGAGGCTTTCAAGGTACGACTCGATGTCACTCAACGCTTGACTCACGTCAGTTGTTGTAGGACTTACGAATCCTCTGGGATTTCGCAGGATAGCTTTCCTAATGTGGGCTGGAATGTTGGGGTAGTTTTCAAAAACCTCCTCTGTACCCCGCTTTAACTCAGCCTCAGCTTGTTTAATTTCAAGCTGTTGCACATACGGATGATTCCGTACACTCCCAAGCTCTTCTGGGTCATATTGCCCAAACTGAGATTGGTTCTGATACTTTGCGAGTTCCCTCATCGCCTTTCGTTCTTTAGCCCGTGCTTCTTTCAAAGCCTGGTAAGGAACCATTTTGTCGGCGACTTGTTTCTTGGCTTCGCCATCAACTGTTGGCTCGGTAGCTGTTGGAGCTACTGGGGCCTCTGGCTGTTTAGCTTCTGGCTGAGAAACTGGTTGATCAGTCGTTGGTGTCTGTGTCACCACTGGTTGATCTGTTGCGTTATTAGGCACAGATGGATTTGTATTTTCTTTATCCATTGATATGTTCACCTCCTTCTTTATTTAGCCTTGGTATCGCAGCGGTTCTGCGTAGAAGAAGGGGTAAACCTTCTCTGTGGGTGAGCTTATAGAAGATGTGTGGGGATGCCAATTAGACAACATTTGGACGTGTTGAGGTATAATCTTGGACATGAACAGAGTAGAAGAGCTGGACCCTCACACAATAAAGGTCCTAAAAAGGACAGCTAAGGTAATAGAAAACGGCGTGTGGTTAATCTTGTTTATTGCGTTTCAAGCAGCGTTGGGGTGGATTCTTTTTATGAGTCCGTTCGGTAGGTGGCTTAATGGTTATTGATCTTCTTGGTTAGCTCCCATGGCTGAGTTGAGCTTTTGTAGCTTGATTCCTTGCTGTTGAATAAACTCAACCAGCCTTCTTACCTTGGCTTCTTTTTCAGCTGGAGGAATACTTTGGTCACGAGAAACACGCTTGATTTCATCACTAGCAGAGGTTATCTCCGAGCGAATTTGCCTAACACTGTTTGTGAACTCCGTAGATGGGTTGAGATACGTGCCTTTAATACCGAGCACTGTGTCAATAACTGACGTAGGCAAGTCACGTTTTCTACCCAACGGATCAGGCTTACCCGTGATACCAGGAACAATTTTGTTAAAGACATTAGCTAAAAAGGTTGGAGCTGCAAAGTTAGCAGCGTGTTTTACCGTTGCTGCCGTCTGGTCTTCTGGTAGTGGTGACTGTGATATTGGTCTACCAGTAAAGGTGTCGTAGTTATTAAGCAGTTGGAATGGTTCACTCCAGAACGGGTTAAGTGACAAACCGAGTGGTAACTTACCACTTGCCAAGTCACCCTCATTAAACGATCCAAATGGAAGAATGTACTGTGGATCCCAGTAAAGATTGTTACCTTCTTTATTCTTAATTGGTAGACGAACCTGTCCTTGGCGATAGCTAGGCAAAATACCTTCTTGTCCAGCATCTTGTGGTGACAAACTTTCAATACCTTCAAAAATCTTTGGGTATTTAACAATGCGATCAGGGTTGTTAATGGCGGTTTTGGCAGTAAACGGTAGTGCTTGACGGGTAAAACTGTAGAAGGGGAACAACCTGGACGCTAGACTACGTTCTTGTTTACCGATTCTGTATGGTGAAAAGATTGCTTCTTCAGCCTTACCAACAGCTTTCTTAACCACCTCTGGGTCGGACAAAACTTCGGTTACTGACTTGTTTGCATCGTCAGCAAACTTGTTTATCCAAGACTTGAACACGGAAACCTTGGCAGCTTCTTCCGATGTGGTTTGAGCTTGTTTCAAAACGTTATGTAAGTTTTTAGCTGCAACTTCAACCTTACCCCCAACCTTGGCGGTTTCATCAACAAGTCCAGCTTCTTTCATGAAGTCGTCTAAGTTTTCCTGAAAAGAACTCAGTTTGATTAGACCAGCTTTTTCAGCAGCAGCAGTGAACTCGTCACCTGGACCAACCACTTTTCGCAGACCATTTACAAAATCAATAGTTGAAGGCAACAAACCGCGCCCAGTGCTCATGTCTGAAAGAATAATGTTTGAGAACAAGTTGCGCACATGGTATGCAGGATTCCAGATTGTTTTTCCAGCTTTCCACAAACCCAAAACCTTATCGTACGCATTCGGTTTAAATGTTTCTGCGTTTTTGGTAAGAGCTTCAACAACATCGTTTGGCAAACCAATATTTTTCAAGAACTTGCCACCACGCTTTGATGTTAGAGCCTCGCTAGCAATGGAGAACCCTTCTGGTAAAGGTTTAGTTTCAGACAGTTCAATGCCAAACCTTTTAGCCACTTCCCTGTAAAACTTAGATGCCTCAATGTCACTGATTTCAGTTCCCAAACCTTTAAACATGGCTGGGGCAAATTGTTGAACATAACCCTCAGTTCCAGTCCTTTGCTTAAAGAATGAACCTTCATAAGCTGGGATTTTTGAACCAACAGGAATACCACGATCAGCTTGACCAACACCCTCAAAGATGTGAGTCAAATACTTGTTTTTCATCTTATTAAACGTTTCGGCTTTCATTAAGCCTTGGTCTACTGCCTCTTGGCCAATTTTATTACTCAGTGTTCTCAGCTCATCTACTATTGGACCAAACTTTTCCATCAAGGCTGGTTCTTTTGAGAGGTCGGCTGTACCCTCCAAAACACGGCCAACATAGACTTGTTCTTGTGGGGTTAGGCCTTTGGTTGTTGTTCTAAGAGTAGAAATCAACTCACGCAACCTACCAAACCTAACGTCTGATGAAGCCTGAACCATCTTTTCCAATTCGGGCACCTTAAAGAATGGGTTGAACTTTGTACCAACTTTCTCAACTAGTGGAATTTCTCTTATTGTTTGGGCAATTTGTGGTGCTTTTTCTGCAACTTTTTCGGCTACCTTAGTAACGCCTGGAATTTTTGAGAGAATCTTTCCACCACCAGAAACTAACTTACCAACAGGAACCGAGGGGATTGCCAACGAGGTTGCAAGGTTATAGCCAGCCTGGAGTGTGGGATTTTTAATACCTAAATCTTTACCAACATTTAAGTCTTGAGGTTCGTTACCCATTCCCTGGCGCTGGGTGATTCCAGGAATGATATTAGATAGCCCAGCCTTAATTACAGAACCACGGTCAGATACCCCTTGGCCTTTGTTTTGAGTTATATCTTCAGCATTAGGAATACCAGCGTCAGTTCTTTGGCGCACAATGTCTTGTCGCATTCCTTTTAAGAAACCCGTATATCCATAGTAGGGGATTTGAAGAAAATCGAGAGCTGCATTTAAAACTCCACCTGAACCAAATTTAACGTCAGGTTGGGGTGTTGGACCTGTTTGTGGTTGAGGCAGTAAGTTCTGGTTCAACCCTAAGATGTTCGGCTTAGTCTGCGTATTTTGGATTGCTGGGCCTTGGTTAATCGGTACTTTGGTCGGAACGCTTTTAGTTGACGAAGGAGATGTCGCCTTACTGTTTTCGAGAGTTTTGAATACGTTTTCAAATGCCATATCATTTTAGAAATCCTAGTCTTTTACCAAAAGAAGTAAGACCACCTTTTATGGTTGAGAGAGCGGAAGTTAAAAAGTCGCTGTTTTGTTGTTGCTGTTGGACAGGCGCTTGAGCCACCTTAGCTGGTTGGGAAATTAGTTGGTTAAGGTTACTCAACTGGTTGAGCTGGTTAGTCCCTTGGTTAGGAGTATTGGTTGGCATTTTAATTTTCACAGTAGGAGTAACGCTTGGTTGAGGACTCATCAGGCTTGATACTGGAGAAATTATTTGTGACCAAGTTATAGGTGACTGCGCAGGTGCTTGAGCTTGTTGAGGTGTAGTTTGATTGGGTTTGATACCAGAACCAGGAGCCATAAACTTGATGGTTTGATCTAAGGTGTCTGTGTTTGGTTGGTTTTGTCCGTCAATAACCATAGATTGTTTGGCCTTGTCTGAAACATTACTAAACTCTGGGGTGGCATTTCTGAATTCCTGATCCACTAATGAACGATATGAAGAGACAGGGGTTGTTCCATCGTAAGGAACCGTTCTCCTGTTAGAAGTACCTGGCTCGTAAACATCAACAGAAGGAGCGTCTAGTTGATAGTATTTACCTGTCTCTTTATCCATGCTGTAGGCCGCGGGATTGGTTGAGAATCCAGTGGTGTATGTTGCGTAGTCAATTTCTTTTTTGCCACGAGTGACTGGTCTGTATACCCCTTCACTGTCTATTGCATATTTACTCTTGTCACGCATGTTTTGTAAGTCAACTATTCGATATGTTGGCGTAGACTTACCACTCTTTTTAAGGTCGCCAGAGGCGTTAAACTGATCAGGTGGAACTTCTACTACACCAAAATTTCCTGAGTTAGCAGCCTGAACTTGTCCATTTAAGTCATCAACCTCTTGGTACAGACTGTCGAGCGCATCACTAACTTTAATATTCTTGCCGTTATAAAGAACCCGTTTGTTTGGGTTAACCTCAGCAATCTTAGCAAGAGTCTGTTCACGTTCAGCCATCATCGAGGCTCTTTCGTTTAAGACAGAACTCATTACTTGAATGTACTGTTCAGTTGCGTTTGCGAACATTGAACTATCAAACTTACCAGCAACAAATGCTTTTTGTGCCTCCCTTAACGCTTGTCCATACTGGTAGTCTTCTTGATCCCAAGAAGAAACAACTCCACTACCAGACTTTACACGTACAGGCAAACCACTCTCCAGTTTCAACGTTTCATACTTGTCTCTATTTTTGTAAGTGGTGTCAGTAAGACGGTTAATAGTGCTATTTAAACCAGCATCACCCAACTGGTCGGCGATAGAAGCAAACTGAGATAGCACTTGTAGGAACTGGTCAGCCGTAATTTTGCCATCATGCAACTGGTTCTCGTAGTCCATAAGCTGTTTTCTAATTTCTGTCACACTTTCTTTAGTGGCCAACTGTGGAGCTGATTGTTCTAGGTTCATTGCTTGGGTTTCGTACTGTAAGGCCTCAACCTCAGCACCATCTGCACGAGCAGACTGAGCTAGTTGGCGATAGGCTTGAGCTTTTGCCATAGCTTCTTTAGCAGAGTTGTTAGGAGTGTTTGCAACTTCATTTAATAGTTGAGCGCGTTGCAACGTCCTCTGTTGTTTTTGAACTTGCCCAACCTCAGCCAATGTTGTTTGTTGCCATTGCCCAGCTTTTTGAAGAGCTTGTGAGTGGGCAGGTGTACCAGGAACTAGTGTGCCCGCGTATTGACTGTAAAAGTCTGACAACTGTTTGGCAGCCTGTACTCGTTGGGGTGAACCGTCTGGAGACTGTTGGTATGCAGCTTGTAGTGACTCGGTTTGAACCATTACACCCAAGTCGCGAATGGTGTTGTCGGCATCGGAACGTTCTTTGTCAGTAAGGAGTGGACTGCTCTTATATTTTGAAAGAAAGTTGAGCAAGTCTTCATTAGAAATGAGTCCATCCTTCCACTTTTGCTCCATGTCAGCAGACTCAGCATCAAGAGCCTTTCGTGAAGCGTTAGCCACAGAAGAAGCAAGGGAGTTAGGAGTTACAACACGTCTGTCACCAAAGCGATTGTACGCAGCATACTGTGCTGATTGTCTTTTTAAATAGGAAGAGCGTGCTGATGCCATAGATTATCTTCCTTTCGCTTGTGCATTCTGTCTTGTCTGAGCTACTTGCCCTCCAGCTGAAGTGTATGAGGTGGTGCCACCTCGGGCAGACATGGGCAGAGAAGTCTCACGACCTGCATTTTGTGAAGTATTTAACATGGGGGATGGCTGGTTAACCGCAGATGCGGGCATTGTTGGAGCATTCATATCAGTTTGCATACCACCCATCATTTCCATCTGAGCTTCTTTTTGTGCCTCCACAATACCTGGGGCTACATTCCACATACGTGAGCGAAGTGTCATAAGGTCTGGGTCTTGGGCTTCACGCCTCATCTCGTCAATGATCGCATCAACGTCACGGTAGCCAAGTTCTTTTAAGATTTGACGGGTTGGTAGTCCCATCTGGTACTTGTTCATAACGTTTACAACCTTGTCGCCTTGAGTAATCGGAACAATGTCGCTCCAGTCAAACTCTAAGTGACGAACCACAAACTTGTTAGTAATTGGGTCGGTAAGAAACTCTGGCTTACCTAAGTAGAACCAGGCGAGTCGTTGGATTTTCTCTGCAAGTAAATCTAGTGCTAACTCCCAGGAGTCACGTTTAAAGATGACCAGATCGACCATTGTCTGGTAATCAACAGCTTTTGCTCGACCAGAATCACCACCAACTGAGCCGTATGTTACACGGGGAAGTCCGAGGTCGTGAATGTGATTTCTCATGCGTTCTAGGTATTGATCGACAGGGAAGGAGTTTACGTTGGTTTGGAGTGGCTCAAAGCGAGCAGACCCATCGGGTGATGAAACAAAGATCACACCGCCAGAACCAGGCTTGATGGTGTTTGGGTCAAAGTCGTCCATGTTGTAAGCAACATACTTTTGGTTAGCTCCCACACGAATGTAGTCGCGTTCCTCGTTTGAGGCTTCATTGAGTTCGGTTTGTGGGTCAATAAGGAAGTCAATGTCTGAAATAGACCAAGGGGAGTTGGGGTTTGGAATGTTAGGAATATGAACCCAGAATTGCATCTTGGGTGCAGATACGCCATCTTTAATCACTAACTCAACTAACTCGTTGGCGATAACAAGTGCATAAACCTCACTATCATCGTATTCAATTACTTCAGTGGTGGGGATGTTTGTTTCACCAGTTGGAAGTAGTGTTTTACTACTACCTGTGGGCGTGGTTCCCCATTGGCCATTAGAGTTGTGTGAGCTAGTTTTTCCAGCGTCTTGTTCGTTAATGTCTGGTTTCTTTGTAAGTTTTTCTGGAACCTTAATACCAAACTCTTCGTAAATAGATTGTGCAGATCGTTGTTCGACACAGATTACGTAGTCAAAACGTGTTGGGTCATCAGAGCGCCAACCAATTAATAAGTTCTCCATTTTCTCGTAGTTCACAATTTTGAACTCCCACTCAGGCTCATCTTTTGAACCCACATTACAGGGATAAACCTTAACAGCTGCATCAGCAGCGATAACCTGATTCCAAGAGGCTCTGCGGTATCCACCCTTCCAGAAGTGGTTAAGGGTAAACACATCATCTAGTAACTCTTCGGTGGCTTGTGCTCTGGCGCGTTCAATGGCTACGTAGTCGTTAGGCACTTTTCTAGGTGTAACGATGTAGTTTGGTGGGTTATTTGCCATTGCGTACCCAATTTTTACACCAGTCTTACCTGCATAGTTGATAACCGCATTAGCATGACCTTTCTTTTCCTTTTGTCGAAGATTAACGATAGTAGTGTAAGCAGTCTGATCACCACGGTAGAAATCGAATCGCATCCGATACATGGGCCTCCGTTGGTCCTGATCAGGCCTTAGCTGTTCTCTACGAGAAGAGATTTTTTGGAGCCAGGTTTGATGTTCACTTGGCGTTCCGTCCAGAATAAGTTTACTTTCTTTAGTATCTAAATTAGCCATAATATGTATTCATACTAATAGGTCGATAACATACCAACATTAGACAACATTAGAATGTACTAAGGATGTCAAAGGGTACTTCACCGCTCCGTTTAATCTTCGGTCTACGCATTTCGATCCAATAAATCCCAAGTGCTAAGGCCATGACACCATCAGTTCTCAGCTTTACGTCATCTAGGCGGTAGTTTTGAAGTTCAGATACCAACCAGGGTAAATCTGGAATACGGATTAGTCCCCAATCTTGGACTTCATCACTAACGTTCCCCAGTGCATCTGTAGTAGTTTTACGTGCTCTGGACTTGCTTTGCCCACCGTCCAAAGTAAGTTTGAGAGTTGAAACCAATTCTCCTTTCGTTTTGGTAGTGATGTCGATCCCGATAGGATGTACAGACTGAAGAAAAGCGAGGGCGTTCTTCCCACCGAGGGCTGTAGCGTCAATAACAACTTTACCTGGGAACTTTTCGTAAACATCTTCTACCATTTTATACTGGATGGGGATGGGCATTTCGTTGCCTTTTACCCGCCGACAATGGACAACTCGATACGGCTCTTCTGTGTAGTCGATAACAAAAATAACTGTGTAGTCAGACCAGGTAGATTGACCACCTGCAAAGTCGCAGGCAATGCAGTATTTCCTGCCAGGAGTACCAACATCTTGCATTTGAGTTTTACCCTTTAGAGCGTTGGCTACCCGTTCATAACCAAAATACTTGTCGCCAGTTTCAACGTATTCACCGTAGATAATCTGCTTTCGCAAGTTTTCATCAGCAATCATTTCAGTGCGCTTAATTTCTTCCCGAGGCAAAAAGATGTTCTCATACATGTTACCTCTCTGGGTGTATAACATGCCGTTATCTGTGTAGTCAGGGCGCTCCATTTCTTCCTCAGCCATTTCAATCATCTTTAAGTAGTCGTGTCCTTCAGGTTGTGGGGTACCTACAAAGTGAATTATTCCACCGAGTGAGACTAAACGAGGCAAGAGGGTAATGTTGGTAAATGTCCAAAGGTCGGTAATATCAGCGCATTCATCTCCAGAAATAAAGGCAAGTGACTTCATTTTGAAAGCTGCACCCATGTCTGAGTAGGAACGTCCAAGAACTTTGACACCTGTTCTAAATTGAAGGTAGGGAAGTTGTTGGGCCTCACATTTGTCTTCAACAATGGCCCAATCTTTAAGCTGGGAGTTGTTGGTTACTCCCCATATCGGTTGTAACTCAGAAGGAAGAAGTAAGTTACCCTCAACAATGTCACGGGCTAGGCGTAAAACTTCACGAGCCTGTTCGTACGCAGGTCCAAAGTTTAGTGTGTTGTAGTCTACGCGTAGCCATTCTTCTGCCGTAAGAACCCGACCATCTAGGTTTGGCTTACACATTGCATGCCATATATGAATAATGGCTTCAACAAGGGATTTTCCCCACCTGTTACCAGGACGAAGAATGTTAATTTTTCTACGGGCGTTCGTTACCCACTTCACCTGGCCTGGATGAAGCGGTATTCCCAATACCTTCTCTGAGAAGACTATTGGGTTCTTGCGCAGCTCGGGACTGAGGGGTTGCATCTAGTTCTCCGTCAAAACTCGGGGCACCAAACCCACCAAATAACTTAGCAATGTTCAACATCATGGACTGCTCGTCCAGTTTTAACTTCTGTTTGTCCATTAATAGCTTCTGAGCAGAAATTACATCACGCATTCGTACCTGACCTGGGTTTTCTTCAGCCATCTGCATACCAATTTGCAGCAACTTAGCAGCAAACTCTTCCACCGTCTTTGAAGGTTGGGCGATAACACCATTACCTGGGTCAATAATCGGACCTGTTGTTAAGTTAGCGAGACTTACATTTGCGTGTTTGCCTCGGTTTTTCTCATATCGCTGCAATATCTTATAAAAGTTGACCTCTTTCATGTTCATTAACGGGGCGTATTTACGGGTAATAACAGTCTTAGGAACTCCCTGGCGAAGCAATTTTTCAATTTCAGGGCGATATGGAGAGAGGTGAATTCTGGTAACAGACGTGGTTTTTACTTGGGGCATGGGCAAGAAAAAGTTAAATGGTATGGGGGCAGTAACGGTGTGCTCACGCACGCTCCGCCTATTGAACCGCCCCCAACCCTAGTTGTGATTACACAACAATATACTTAGTATATCACTTACTTCTTTTTCTTATTAAATCTAATCTCGTCGTCGTCTTCGTTATCAACGAGATAACAAGCCAGTAACACAAAACACACCATAAAAGCAAACCCTAAACCAAAAACTATTTGTGTGTAACCCATGCCTTTAATTATATCCGTCTTTTCTTTCTACTATATTCTTTTTCATACTCTCTTCTTACAACAACCTTACACTCTAAACAATAGCGTGAAGCACTGCCACCTAAAAATGTGTCGCCACACATCTGACACACGCGCTCACCTCTACTGGTTGGCCCCGACTTGCTACTAAACGGTCTACCACCCATAGCGCTTAACAACCCCTCCTTTGACCTGAATGAATACTCATAATAGCTATCTTCTTGTCATGAAACAGATTTTCACTACAACGAATACACTTTTCAAAACCATTATTATTGTACTTAACTCTTTCAAGCCAGAAAGCCATCTCACAATTAGGGCAGTACATAGGCAAAAATAGGAACCTACTACGCACGTTTTTTAACTTCCACCTCATAGCAACTCCTTTACCTCCTTCAAAATACCCCTATCAAAAGTCTCCTTTTCCCAGGCCTGCCCCTTCCAAGTTACTACAGCTCCAGGCACCATCTTCATAGTTAGAGCAATAGCATATAGCATAGCTTTGTCTGCATCTGGAAAGCGTGACTCCCAGTTCGGTACAAATTTCTTACCCATGACTGATTCAGCAATTGAACTCATATACCTATTTATTTTTACTGCATCATCTCCCTAATAACTCCATTAATCCATTCGTCTGTAGTCTTACCAGTAGCCCAGGCACGTTTTTGTGCATACTCAACTACCTTAGCATCTAACTTCAAGTACTGTCTACTCTCTAACGCCTCTTTAACAAGTACTGCCACTTCTGCTTGATACATATCCTCTATCTCTTCTGGTGTCGGCTGTAAAGTGTCAGTTTTTGTTTCTGTTAACAAAACAGGTGTTTCGCCCACCTTACCAAGGCCAGGTGTTAACAAACCAGAAATTACGGCAACAGGCTTACCGTGCTTTGTTAACAAATAAACTTTGTCTTCAATTTCATCTATATACTTTGACTGTTTAAGCTGAAAATCACGGGTGGTTATCTCTATCGGGGTTTGAAGGTTTTTACTCTGTTCCATGGACAGACATTACTACTGTTAACAAAGTATGTCAACAGCATCTTGTTTGTTAACAATTAGTGTTAACAAATAAATACACTGGGCCTAACTGTGAGTTTAACTGAGGGTTAAATCGTAAGTTTAATTGGAGACTA